CTAGCAGGACCTCGACGCCCGCCACGTAGCGCCTGCGGCTGCGTGTCGGGAGCCGGTGCCCTGCACCGTGACCACCACACCATCAACGGAGACCCACCATGCCGATCACCCTGCATCACACCCCCGCCGACCACGCCGACGTCCGCGAGGCCGAGGCGACGTGGCTCGAAGCTCGCGCCGTCGACGCCGCCGAGGCGGGCGACCGCGACACCCAGGACGGGCGCCTGCGCCTCGCCGGCGCCGCCTACATCGAGAGCGCCACGCTGTGGGCCGAGGCGGCCGAGCGCTGGGCCGCCCTCGACAACCTCGCCGAGGCGCGCCGCTGCGCGTCGGCCGGTGCGTCCGCTGCGCGCTCCGCCGCGGCTACGCTGTGGACCGCCACCGCTTCGAGCGCGGACCCGTTCTAGCCGGCGGCCGGGAATATCGCCGGCTCGCCTTGACGACCTAACCGCCCCGGTATACCGGGGCATCACCCGGCGGACAGCCGCCATTCAACCGGAGAGAAGCATGATCGAGACCGTAGCCGACCGCATCGCGGTCGCCATTGGAGCCCGCCACGTCGGCGAGGGGCACATCGAGTGTGGTGACACGTCCGCCCGCCCGCCCAAGGGTGCGACCTACGGCGACGTCGTGACGAACGTCTACCTCGACGAGGACGACGGCGTGATCAAGGTGTGCGTGTGCGTCGTGTGGCGCGACGAGGAGGGCGACATTGTCGACGTCGTCGACGTCGTCGACCGGCTCTCGCCGGACGACCCCGACAGCATCTCCGGAGCGGTCTTCCGCGCGACCGAGCGGGGTGCGGCATGAAGGCCGCCAACCTGCGCGCGGCGGCCGACGTCGCCATGTACCACGGCCGCGACTGCGAGCGCATGGCCGAGCGCGCGACCGACGACGGCGCGCCCATCGTCACCGTCAACCTGTGGCGGGCACGCGCCCTCGAAGCGTGGCGCATCGCCGCCCGCCTCTTCGAGGAAGCCGCGGCGAACAGCGACCACAGCGGCGACGTGTGGATCGTCCGATCCTGCTACGTCGAGGTCGACCGGCTCGGCCGCTTGATCGATCCGGAGTACGTCAGATAGCTGGCCGCCGGGAATATGCCCGGCCACCCTTGACACCCATACCACCCCGGCATAGTAGACTGCACCACCCCGGAGAACCGACATGACCCACCTCGAAGCCCTGCGCGCCATCGTGGCCCGCGACGCGTTCCGCACCTACAACACCGTCGACGAGGACCTCTCCGTCGAGGCCGGCATGGACGGCAACCTCGCCCGCCTCCTTCAGGCGGCCCGCATCCTCGACCGCGAGGCGACGAACCACCCGCCGGGCAGCATGCTCGCCGGCGACCGCGAGCCGGGCCGTTGGTTCGGCTTCAACCTGGGCTTCTCGTGCGAGGGGCCGGACCTCGACACCGTGAACGCCGTGCTGGGGTTGCGCTCCGGCTGGGTCGTCCGGGTCGAGTACGCATCCGAGGACGGGCTCGACCGGCTCATCGACGACGTCGTCGTCGACCACTTCGAGCAGGGCGACCACGACCTCGACTTCCCCGTGTTCCTCGTCGGGCACCGCTACGACGAAGCCCGCGCGACCGGCAGCATGGCGGACCTCGACGAGCCCGAGCGCGACAACGACTTCCGCGGCGAGCCGGTCCGCATCCCCCTCGCCGGCGCCCGCATCACCGTCTACTAGGAGAACCCCATGCACTACGACACCGTGCCCGAGTGGCGAACCGGCATCGCCACCGACTTCGAGACGACCTTCGAGGTCACCCTCGCCATCGCGCCCCACATCGAGTGGGACGCCGTCGAGAACCGCGACGACGTCCGAGAGTTCATCAAGGACATCGTGCTGGGCTTCTGCTCCAAGCACGCCGACGTGGACTGGCGGGAGACCGACCTCGACTACGCGGCCACCCTCGACCAGTACGTCCTCGACCACATCGCCGCCAACCGCCCGGTCTGGCTGCGCGCCATCTGACCCGACCACCAAAGGAGAACACGACCATGAACACCGACACCAACAACACCGCCGATCTCCCCGCCCGCCTCCGCTGGCGTCGCCCCGACGTCGAGCCCGTCGAGGGCCCGCGCGAGGAGGTCATGCGAGCCTACGCCCAGGCCGGCTTCATCGGCACCCTCGTGCCCGTCGACGTGGACGTCGTGCCCGCGCCGCAGCCGGTCACGCTCCGGCCCGGCGTGGACGTGGACCCCGAGGCCGCGAAGCGCATCGCCGCCACCGAGGCGTTCCTCAAGGCGCGCGGCTTCGCCCCGCCGCCGACGTGGTTCGCCGCCGGCACGGAGATGCTCCCCGAGGGGCGCGCCAAGTTCGGCTCCCTCGCCAAGCGGCACGAGGACCTGCCCGTCTTCCGCGACGCGGCGGCCGAGGTCATCGACGTGATCCGCGCCGAGGACCGGCGCGACATGGTCCTCGGCGACGCCCGGGCCCTGCGCCTCACCCCCGAGGGCACGCTCACCCGCGGCAAGGGTGACATCGCGCTCGAGCCCAACGCGCTCAAGGGCATCATCGGCCGGTTCCCCAAGGCGTTCCCGGGCGCGTGGTCCTTCCTCGCCCTGCTCGACCCGGCCGCCCGCGCCGAGGCGGTCAACGCGCAACTCTCCCGCCTGTCGGAGTGGTACTCCGACGACGAGCGCAACCTCCGGCTCCGGCTCCGCAACGTGGGCGGCTGGCGTGCCTTCGCCGCGGTCTCGCCCACCTACATGCCGATGGACGCCGACCGCGTCCTCGGTGCCTACGTCGAGACCCTCGACGCCCTGGGTCTGCCCGACCCCCGAGGCGCCATCGCCTACAACGGTGAGACCACCGACGTGACCATCCGCGCGACGTGGCACGCGCCGGTGTCCTTCCGGCCCAGCGTCGGCGACGTGTTCGAGAGCGGCATCACCGGCCGCACGAACGACGCCGGCAACGGCGCGCACCGTGGCGGCAACACCTTCACCCGCATCATCTGCATCAACTGCACGACCGGCGACTTCGGGAACGAGAGCCTGCGTCGGGTCCACAAGGGCAGCCGGGTCTCCGACCTCACCGCGCAGGGCCTCGCCAAGGTGCAGCAGGACGTCGGCGACCTCGTGAGCCGCACCGGCGACGCCGCCCGGTTCTTCCTCGACGCGTGGGGCACCCTGCGCGAGACCCCCATCACGAAGGTGGGCCGGATCGCCGACCCCAAGGTGTTCCTCCGCAACCTCGTGAGCAGCGGCGACCTCGACGCCGACGTGGGCCGCGACGTGATGGTCGAGGCGCTCCTCCGCGGCTTCGACGTCGAGCCCGGCGAGACCCTCGCCGACATCTTCAACGCCGTGACCCGTGCCGCCCACGACGGCATGCTCGACGAGGCGCAGCGCTGGCGCGTCGAGCGCGCCGCCGGCTCGCTGCTCCCCGTCCTCGCCAACCGCGCCGCCGAGGCGTGACCCCTCGGTGACCCGGCTCCCTGTGCCTGCCCCTCTTCCATTGCTTCTCCGGGTGCGCACAGGTCGAGCCGGGTCACTCTCCCCTCTCCATCGTCGCTGGTGGACGAGAGCCATCGGCTGCCCGTCAGCAGACCGGCAGCGGATGTTTCCCGCCCGCTTGACGATACCTTACCGCTCTGCTAACAGTACACCCGGAGACCACGCCATGACCGAGTCCGAGACCATCATCCACAAGATCACTCATCACCTCGACTTCGTCCGCACGACCCTGCGCGAGCGCATCGAGCTCATGAAGCCGCTCGCCGAGGCGGGCAACCTTCACGCCGCTGGCCACATCAGCGGCATCGAGACAGCGCTCCTCTACGTCGGCGTCTTCGACACGGTGGTGCCGAAGAATGAAGAACACGCAGTCCCCCCGACGGCTCTGCCGTAACACGCCGCGCAACACATGCCAGGAGACACAATGAACGACGACCGTCTCGCCCAGGGCGGCATCGCCGCCTTCCTCACGGTGGCCGCCACCGCCCTCTTCGTCGTGTACGTCGCCATGCCAGAGCCCGCCGCCAGCGCCTTCTGCCTGTCGTGCGGCGGCGTCGCCTTCATCCTCGTGGGAGGTCGAGCATGACCTTCCTCTTCCTCTTCCTCTGCCGTTACGTGTTCCTCTGGGTCATCCCCTGCGCGATGGCTTCACTCAACCCACCCTGCAAGTACTGCTGCCGCGCTGGCTGCAACGGAGACCATTCATGAAGACCCGTGAACCCGTGACCATCTCCCTGACCTCGAACGACAACCGCGCCGTGGCGACGCTGACGCTGCCCGGCATCGACAGCGGGGCAACCGTGACCCGCTCCGGCCGGGACGACCGCGAGGCGCTGGCGTCCACGCTGCGCGCCCTCGCCGACCTCATCGACAGCCGGCAGCGCGCCGCCCGGCGCGAGGGCGACACGACGTGGGTCCGCATCTCCGTGGACGTCGACGTCAAGGTGCCCGAGGCCGAGGCTCTGCGTGCCGAGGCGCTCGAGGAGAGCAGCATGACGGGCGACGGGGCGGCCGCGTCCGAGCTGATGGACATCTCGCTGGCGTGGCTCGGCGCTGCGCTGCACGACCCCGAGGCGCGCGACTGGCAGTCGTTCTCGTGGAGCCGGACGGAGGAGTGCGATGACTTCAACCTGGCATAGCGTCGCGCTGATCGTCGGTCTGCTGCTGGTCCTCGCCAGCCTTCCCATGTCGTGCGGCGAGAAGGTCGACCCGCGTGTGCTGCTCGCCAACGAGACCATCCGGGTCGACTACGAGGACGGCGTGTCCTGCTACCACCGGGCGAGCGCGCTCTCCTGCACCTACGTCCCGACCCGCGCGCCGCACGGGCCGTCGGCCCCGGCGGTCTTCGTCGAGGACATCATCCCGCCCCGGAGAACCATCCCATGAACGTGACCATCGACTACACCAACTGGCGAGGCGAGCGCCGCCGCCGGCGCATCCGGCCCGTCCGGTTCTACTTCGGCGAGGTGTCGTGGCACCCCGGCCCGCAGTGGCTCATGGACGCCGTCGACCTCGACCGCGAGAAGACGGACGACGACAACCGCACCCGCACGTTCGCCCTGTCGGGCGTCCACTCTTGGAGGACCTCATGATCGGTAGCACCCGCATCGACGACCTCGAGCGAGCCGTGCTGCGCCTCAACCTCGAGGTCCAGGCGAACACGATGAACGTCGAGAAGCTGATGTCGGCGGTTCACACCGAGCCGCCCGAGCCGCAGCCCGACCTCGAGGCCACCATCCGGTCGCTGCACGAGTCGAACGAAGGGCTCCGCAACCTGCTCGCGGACGCGAAGCAGACGGAGCGCGACCTCGACGCCGAGGTGGCACGGCTGACGAAGGAGAACCAGCGGCTCACCCAGTTAGCGTGGGAGGCGCAGGCCCAAGTCGACAAGCTGAAGCAGCACAACGACGACCTCGCGCGCGACGCTGGCGCGCTCATCGGGGCGCGTGCTCTGAATGAGGCGCTGACACAGAAGCAGCACATGCTCGAAGCGAAGAACCGCGACCTCGAAGAGCGGCTGGAGCGGCACCGCGACTGCATCGACCGCACAGCGGACGCGCTGGAGCTGCTCGGCTTCCAGGTCTTTGCTCCCGGCACCGACGTCTGCGACAACGACTGACCCACACCCCAACGAACGGACCCCGGCCACGCGCCGGGGTTTCGTCGTTTCAGGCCGGTCGGCTCGCCGCCACGATGCGCGCGAGGCGCTCGTCGAAGTCCACGTCGACCCGCACCGCGGTCTCGACCTGGGCGACCTGCTTCGTCGGCAGCTCGACCAGCCCGCAGCGGTCGAGGATGATCTCGGCCGCCTTGAGCCGGTCCTTCGGGGTCGTGCCCTCGTCCTGCATCAGGTCGATCAGCGTGCCCAGCGCCGCCTCGGCTGCGTCCTCGAGCTCCTGCCCGAGGCTCTGCTTCCGCAGCATCCGGCCCTTCTCGATGGCCGTCTTCACGGCCGGCTCTTCGGCCCAGCCCCACACCGTGTGCGCGCGGACGGCGAGACGCCGGCTCACGTCACGCACCGTGTAGCCGGCGCCCAGGAGCTGGATCGCCATCGCCCGGGTCTCCGGTTCGCTCGCGAACTTCGTCTGCTCGGCGAGCATGGCGACGACCTCGCTCTCCGCCGCCGGCGCCACCGACACGGAGCGCGCCTTCGACGACGCCGCGGGACCGAACGACGGAGCCACGTCCTGGTCCGTCCGCGCGGACGATGGCAGCTTGGAAGCGTTGATGCTGGGGCCGGGCTGCACCGGCTTGTCTCCTCTCGGCATGGGCACCTCGCGCCCATCATAACCGTAGCGTCAAGACGTTGCAGCCCTTGCGCCCCGTGTTACGTCGAAGACGTCGGGGTTCCTGCGTTCTTCTTCTTTCGTTCCCTGCGCCGGATGACGTCGGGGTTCGGTCGCTGCGCCACGCGCACGGCGGTCCTGCGCGCGTGCAGCTCGCAGAACGAGCCGCGCGCACCATCGACCGAGTAGTCGCCCCGATAGCTGCACTTCAGCTTGGTGAGCGGCTCGATGAAGTAGCTGCACCGAGGCTTCGCCACGTCACGCTGCCGCACGCCGGCGGGCAGCTCGTCGTGGTGCCACGTCACGTTCATCGGTTCCTCGAAGAGCTGGACCTCGATGCGCTTGGCGAGGCGCAGCGCCCCCGCCTCGCCGATCTCCTTCAGCAGCGCCACCGCCGCCCAGGCATGCGCCACGGTGACGGGGCGCCCGACCTCTGCCCGGCTGCCGAAGATACCGAGCGCGTCGTCGTCGCGCCGGCGCCAGAACAGGCAGAGGTTCTTCACGTCGACCGTGACCTCGAGCTCGAAGCTGTCGGGCAGGCGGACCTTCTCGGCCGGGGGCTCGCGCCGGCTGCGGCGCGTCGGCCACCAGCCCCGCTCAGACGTCGGCGTTGCCACGCATCACCTCGTCGTCTGCGACGTGGTTGTCGACCGACGTCCGGCTGAACTGGTAGACGCGCATGGGCGCCCCGTTGATGCGCGTGACCGTCGTGCGGCTCTTCGCCGACTTGCTTGCCGAGGTGCGCTCCGACAGCACGATCCACCCGCGCTCCGCCCAGCGGTCGAGGATCTCGTCGACGTGGTAGCCCATCGGCTCGAGGACCTCACGCAGGACGTGCGGCATGAGGCTGATGACCTTCCACTCGTCCTCGCCCGACCACGAGCCCGCCCAGCCGCGGCCCGGCACGCGCGGCGCGCCTTCGCGGTCCACCTCGTGCCGACCCCAGAACCGGTTCTGGTTCGCCGAGCACCAGCCGATGACCTCGATGAACGCCGCGTGCGGGCGGTCCTTCTCGGTCTCGATCTGCATGACGGCCTCGAGCGCGAACGCCATCGGGTCCTCCTCGGGGTACGGCACGCCGAGGCTCTCGTGCACGATGGTCGAGGCGAGGTGCAGGGTGGCGAGGTTGCCGGCGTGGCGCCGGCTCACCGCGGTCTTGGCGACCGCCGCGTACTGGTCGCGCGTGTCGCGCCAGACCTCACGCAGCGCCTCGTGCTGGTCCGCCACGCTCACGAGGTAGTGCATGAGCCGACGGCCGAGGTGACCGTAGTGTTCCTGCAACTGCGCAGCGAGAAGCTCGGCGGCCGGTCCGCCCGCCTTCATGTTCGTGCCCATCGGCCGGCCCGTGATGGAGAGCACGCGCGCACGGGTGCCGCCGTCCTGGCTGAAGCTGGTGGCCGCCGCCTCGCCCGAGGTGAGCATGATGCTGCGCCAGCTCGCCGTCTGGCGCGTGCCGTCCGGCGACCCGCGACCGCGGCCCTGCCCGTTCGCGAAGTCGTACACCACGTCGCGCACGATCTGCTTGTCCTTGGCCCGCTTCGTCTCGTCGAGGATCACCGGCAGGTTGCAGAGGAACCCGCAGATGCGCTCGATGAACACCTTCGTGCTGTCCCACGAGTACATCGCCGTCGGCATGCTATCGGACGGGCGGCCCCACACGCTGGCCGCCACGCGCATCGCCGTCGTCTTGCCGGTCGAGGTCTCACCGTTGAAGTCCACCACGAATGACGGGCTGCCGATGATCTCGAGCATGGGCGCCGCGCACGAGGCGTAGAGCGCGAGCCACATCGGAGTGAACGGGCGCATGGTGTCCATCGCGTCGAGCCACCCCTCCCACGTTCCGCTGGGCTTCCATCCCTCGAGGAGCGCCTCGAGCCCGGCCTGCGGCACGAGCTCCACGCAGCTCTCCTCTTCACTGGTCGCCGTCGTGAAGAACGTCTCGGGCAGCAGGAACCCGTGGATCCCGCCCTGCTTCAACCAGCCCATGCGGCTCGCCGCTTGGTTGCTGCCGAAGCGGTGCATGTTCTCCGCCTCGAACTCGGCGAGCCACTCGACCACCGCAGCCGAGGTGTTCGAGGTGACGGGCACCTCGAGGTCTGCCAAGCCGATGAGCTTCTGGCTGTTCATCAGGACGCCGCGGTCCACGGGGCGCATCGTCCACCCGGCCGGCGTGCGCCACATCAGCACGCGCTTCGCGCCACCGGTCAGCACGTCGTGAGACCGACCCACGATGAACACAGGAGCAGTAGCCACGCGCGTCGACGCCGCCGTTCCGTCAGCCATGACAGACAGCTTGAAGACACCGGTCGGGTCCACCGCGTAGCCGCGGGGAACCTTGAGTGAGTCCAGCAGCTGGGGTTCGACCAGCGATGCGGGCGGGGCGCCAGCCCCCAAGGCGATGCCGAGGGAGATGAGCGTGTTGTCCTGCACGACCCCGATAACGCGGTCGAGCGCGGCACGCCGCTTCTCGATGACGATCCGCTTCAACGCGTTGCGGAGCGCGCGGGTGCGCGTGACCTGCCCCGGCAGCATCTCGATCACGGCGAGCATGCCGGTGACCTGGGCCTCGTCCGCCACCCACGCAGCCGCGATGTCGTTGAGCGCCTCGGGTCGCTGGATGGCAGCCCACGCTGCGAGGTGGTTCGTCTTCTCCGTCGAGGAGAGCTGGTTCTGAAGGACACGCAGCAGGTCGAGCCCGTCGTTGACGGCGTCTCGCTTCTCGGTCTCGTCGTACTCTGGTTCGGTGTTCATGGTCATGCTCGCAGGTAGAGGAAGCCGCGGGGTTCGAGGAGCCCGATGTCTCGGAGCTTCCCGATGGCGAGGTTAAGGGTCGAACGAGCGTAGCCCGTCGACTCACAGAGGGTGGTCAGTGTTTCGCAGGACCGCTTCTTGTCGGCCCACGCCGCCCGGACGGCGTCCAGAACTGCGCGCTCGCAGCCTACCAGATCGTCCGGGTCCGGCTTGCCCACGGTCGGCACGATGCCGTCGGCCAGCATCTTTCGGCGGCGCATCTCGGCGATGATGCTTTTCGTTGTCCGCTCCGAGTAGCCCGTAGCGTCAGTCAGGTCGAGGGCGTCGGTCTGCTCGCCGCGCTTCATCCGCTTGTTGATGGCGACCACGGCGTCGGCGATCATCAGCGGCTCGATGGTGGCGGGTCCGTACCGCTTGCCGTTGCGCCGCTTCTTCGGCATCCGAGGGTACGCCACCTCGGCCCGCTCGCAGTAGCGGACCAGCCGCATGTAGAGCCGGCGCACGTTGAGCTTCGTCGGCTCCATGCCGAGCTCCACCGCGATGTCAGCGAACTCCACGCCGGCCTTGCGTCGCTCGAGGATCAGCTTGGCGCTGCCGCTGAAGTCCTCGCGCCGGCCCGTCTCCGGGTCGTACCCGGCGCCGCGCAGCCGCTTGTGGATGTTCGTCACGGTGCAGCCCATCTCGGCTGCGATGGTCTGCGCGCTCGTGCCCGCGCGCATCCGGTTCCACACACGCTCGACCTTCTTGGTCGTCCACGCCTTCCCCGTCATGGCGTCACCTTCTTCTGCATGGTGGCGTGCGCCGCGCGCATCTGGCGGTTCTCGGTGCGGACCTGCTCGAGGAGCGCGAGCCCCTCGACGAGCAGGTCCCGTGCGTCCTGGCGGGTCTGCTTGTCCGGGTTGTCCATGCGCCAGATGATCTGGCGAAGGACGTGCTGCACGCCGTCGATGGCGGGACAGGTGTGGCCCGGTGGCTTGACCGTCTCTTCGGTGGGGTCGAAGCCCTTGGCCGCCTCTTCACGCGCCTCCTCGGCGAGCGCCGAGAGCTGACGCAGCGCGAACCGCGCCGCCTCTCGACGGTCCTCGTGGCTCGCCATCAACGTCTGCTGGATGCCCGCGGCGAGCACCGGAGCGTAGATCTCGGCCTGCTTCTCCTCGAACCACGTCGTGTAGTCCGTGGCGGTGAGGAACACCTCGATGGTCTTCTCGTAGTTCTCGCTCTCCGTCTCGTTGCGGAGGTAGTCCTCGTTCGTCCAGCGGCTCACTGCGCACCCCCCATCGAGATCCCGTTTGCCACGATGTGGGCGGCCTTCTCGGCGTTGAGCGTGGCGATCACGGCGTCGGTGTAGCCGAGGGCCTTCAGCATGGCGCTCATCGCCGCGGACGGGACGTAGACCTTGAAGGTCGCAGCCTCGACGATGCTCGGCGCCGGCTCCTCGACGACCGGCTCCTCGCCTTCCGCCTGCCCCAGGTCGATGACCGTCCAGCCAGCCGGCACCTTCTTCGGCTTCGTCGGCGTGCCGATGACGACCTGTCCATCGAAACCGAACCACGAGTTGAGGACCTTGCCGAGCGTGGCCGCGTCCCAGCCGCGGTCCTCGGGCATGACCAGCACGGGCCGGTCGGCCGGCACGTCGCTCGAGACCGCCATCGCGAGGGCGCACGTCACCGTCGCCCACTCCGCACCGGAGAGCGCGGAGCGCAGCTTCTTGCCCTGCACGAGGCCGAGGCGGAAGGTCTCCTTGCCGTTGTCCTCGAGCAGCATGCCGAACTTCCAGCCGGTCGGCAGGTACGACTGCACCTTCGCCGTGAAGCCGTCGGCCACCCGCTTGAGCAGGTCGGCGACCACGCCCTCGAGCTCCTTCTTCATGCCCTTGTAGGTCTCGCTCTCCATCGTCATCTCGGCGATGGTGTCGCGCGCCTTGGTGAGGTTCGACCAGCGGTCGACCGTGTTCCGCAGGTTGAGGTACGCCTCCTGCGCCGCGCGGCTCTCCGCCTCGATGGCGGCCGGGTCGAGCGCCAGCAGGTCGGCGTCGATGCCGGCCAGCTCGTTGGTGAGCAGCTCGAGCTGGCTCTGGAGGAAGGGCCGGTTGACCCGCGGCCCGAAGTCGGGGACCTTCATGGCCTTCGCCTCGGTCTCGTAGAACGTGGCGCACGCCTTCAGGTGCGCGTGGCCCACGGCGCTCGAGCAGAGCGGGCACGAGGCGAGCCCCTTGTCCACGGCGATGCCCGACGCCGTCGCCATGCTCTCGTAGAACCGGCGGTCAGTCTCTTCGACCTTGGGCGCCTCGGGCGGGTCGACCTTCGCGAGCTGGCCGCGGATGCCCTGGATCTGGCCCAGCACACGGGACTGGTGCGCGTGAACGCCCTTCACCGCGAGCACCCTGCGCTGCGCGTCCGCCTGTGCGTCCTGCGCGTCGACGAGATCTTCCTGGGTGGGCGCGGTCTCGAGGTCGTGCGCCATGCCGATCAGCAGCGCCTCGGCCCCGCTGGCCTCCTTGGCGGCGTCACGCTGGCGCTTGCCGACGTACTCCAGCGTGGCGAGCAGCGCATCGACGGGGCTCTTGCCGCGGCCCACGCTGGCGCTGATGTCCGCGTACTTCGCCTTGTAGACGGCAGGCACCGCCTCGGCGACGTCCGCTGCCGTGACGCTCTTCGCCGCCCAGCCGAGGAACGCCTTGCGCGCCGTGGCGGGGGACGCCGCGAGGGCCTCGCGGATCTCGTGGAGCGGGAGCTTCGCCTCGATGCCGGCGTCGTGCGTGGGCTTGCCGCTGTCCTTCGCGATGAAGGTGTAGTCCTCGCCGCTCGAGAGCTTGGCGTGGATGGCGAGGCGCTCGGCGCTCACCATGCTCATCAGCAGGCCGTTGTCGCGGACCTCGTCACGTCCGACGAGGTCGTCCGCGCTGCCGAGCAGGGCGAGCTGGAGGCTCTGCTGGATGCTGCTCTTGCCGCTGCCGTTCGGCCCGACGATGAGGGTCTTCGGCCCCAGCGTCACGTTGCGGGGCCGGCCGTCGGCGGTCTTGAGGTTGGAGGTGAGGCGCTCGACGAACGGGCGCTGGGTGGTGGTGGTCTTCTTTGCCATGTGGTGGTCTCCTACGCGAGAGGGGCATGGTGCAGACCGGGGTGGGTGAACAAGAAGAAGTCCCAACCCGATCTGACCATGCCCCCAAGGTAGTGTACTATAACCGCCCCGTCAAGTATCTTTCTTGCTCATCCCTCCGCCGTGCGATCTCGCGCTGGATGTACCACGCCGCCTTGTCGAGGTCTTCGAGCTCGTTGCCCTTGTGCTCCGCACGGGCGACGTACTTCACCACGTTCCCCAGGTTGAAGCCGAGGCGCCAGTCCTCGATAACGTCGATCACCTCGAACTTTCCGACGTTGTAGTGGGGCGGATGGTCGACCGCCGTGTTACTGACTGGGTGTGCGGGGGCTGCGGCTTCTTCGGTCTTGCGCCACGGGCCGTGGTAGCTGCACGGGTAGTAGTTCTGGCAGGTCCCGCCCTTGCGGTTGGCGTGGCCGCACATCAGCTCCGGGTTGCGCGGACGGTAGGGCTTCACCTCACGGCTCCGAGGCACGACGACGCGCGTGGGCGGCGTGACGGCCTTGAGGTCCTCGAGGCGCGTCGCCTCGTAGCGCTTCGCCGCGGCTTCCCGTGCCTCGTTCTCCGCCTCCTTGAGGTGCAAGTCGCAGAACCAGGTGCGCTTGCCGTTGAGCTCGCGCCACGTCACGCCGTTGTGCGCGCAGCGGGAGCAGTGCGGGGCGGGCTTCTTTCGGACGGTCATGGTGTCTCCTGTTCGCCGACCTTGTGGTAGACGAGCCAGCCAGCGTCGGTCCAACTGTCCAGCTCGGTGTTCATGATGGTCTGCACGGTGCGCGTCTCGCCGGTCTCGGGGCAGAACGCCCACACGGGCTTGCCCGCGGCGAGGAACCCCTCGACGAGGACCTGCGTGGCCCTCCCGACGATGGGCCTCTTGAGGTCCTCGAGCGGCACGACGATGCCGATGAAGAGCGGCTCACCGCCCCAGTCCTCGGCGATGGGCACGTCCTTGACCCAGGCGTTCCAGCCGCCGATGGCGCGGCTGCGGGCCATGTAGTCGTCGCGGCCCGCGGTGACGCCGTGTCCCCAAGCAGCGGAGGTCTGCGTGACCCAGTCGTTGATGGTCTCGTCGGGGGTCTGCTTGCTGTGGGCCAGAAAGATGCTGCTCATTCGGGTGTCTCCTCGAGGAACGCGACGCGGGTGTCAGAGATGCGGATCGACATGCCCTCGACGCCGTCGAGCTGGATGTCGAGGATCTGGAACGGATCGCCGAGCCAGTCGTGCGTGACCTCGTCGAGCACGGTGCCCGTGCGGTCGTCGCCGAGCGACACGCGGTCGCCTCGCTTGAACAGTCGCCGGATCATGGCGTCTCCTCGCGGCGGTGCTCGCCGCGTTCGATGCACGCCGCAGCCTCTTCGACCGTGAGCATCCGAGACCACGGCTCGACGCGCAGCCACGCCACCACGGCGGCGCGCTCGGCGGCGACGGCGTCGCGGTCCTCCCGCACCGCCTCCGTGGCGTCCACGCCGCAGTCGAGCCGAACCTGTACCGCTGCCCACGCCTCGCGGAAGTGATCGCGCTCGGCGCGCAACCTCTCCACCTCCACGATCAGAGCGGAGACGGTCACGAACCCCGGCCAGCCGAGGATGAGGCGGCTGTTGCGGCACTCGCCCTCGTGCCCCTCCGGACGGCAACAAGGGTCATACGTCGTCACGTTCCAGTCGTTGCGGGTCGGGTCGTCCTTCGCAACGAAGTCTGGGGCGTGGTTCACCGTCCGCGCCACCTTCTGCGGGCACCGGGGCAGGGCGTCGTCGTACTCTCGGAGACGCGCCTTCAAGGCGTCGAGGTCGATCACGGTCCCTCCTGCTTACGGCGCCGCTTCCGCTTCCGGTGTGCGCCCTGTTCGATGTCGTCTGCGATGTGGCCGCGCACGTTGCACGTCGCGCAGAAGCGTTCGTCATGTCCCGGCGAGTCGCACGGCGCGCGGAGCCAGCGCACGATGGCGTCGCGCTCGTTGAGCCGCCCCTGCTGGTGCGCGTAGTCGAGGCCCTCCCCTCCGAAGCCAGTGTCGCTCACGGCTCCCCCTCGCGGCGGTGCTCGCCGCGCTCGATGGCGTTTGCCGCTGCGTCCATTGGCTCCTGCCTCCACAAGCGTTCCGTCGCCGTCGAGCGAAGCCACGCCACCACGGCGGCGCGCTCCTCGTGGGCTGCGTTCTCCAGGCCGTCGATCATCATCCGGTAGCCGTCCACCTGTGCTCGCCGCTCGCGCAGCTCCGCGATCAGCTCCTTCACGATGGGTGCCACGAAGAAGTTCTTCTTCTCACCCTCGGCGACGGCTGCCTCGAGGGCGTCGAGGTCGATGATCATGGCTCCTCCCTACGGTGCTCGCCGCGCAGGATGGCTTCGGCCAGCTCGTCGAGCCGGGCGCCACGGAGGAACGCCACGACGGCGGCCTCCTCGTGCGTGCGGTCGAGCTTGAGCGACGCGATGATGTGCTCCTTGAACGCCAGCGACTTCTTCAAGGCGCGGGTCGTCAGGGCCATCTCGGCGACCTGTTCGACCAGCGCCTCGTTGCGCTCCTCCAGCGTCACGGCCACCGCCCAAACCAGCGCGCGAGGTCCGCGAGCCGGTCGAGTAGCCACATCGTGATGTCCAGCACTTCGTTCATGGGTTCTCCTTGGTGGTGAACCCACTCTATCAATACCTTACCGGAGCGTCAAGCCTCTTTGAGGTTTCTGCCGACGGATGCCTCGGCGGTGCACGGCACTTCCCAGCCGGGAACCCTCACGGTCATGCACTCCTCGAGGGTCTTGCGCATCCGCTCGAGCTCCGGCGGCAGCGGCTCGCCCTTCGTCGGCTTCCACTTCTCGAGGCCCGGCGGCGCCTCGACCTCGATGGCGACGGAGTCGTGGCACTGGTGGATGAGGCCGAGCCGGCGGTCGAGGTCCCACGGGAAGGCGTGGATGATGTGCTGCTCGGCGACGCGCATGATGCTCGTCTCCGCGGCGAGGATGGGGAAGTTGACCACCTCGTTCTTCTTCCCGTCCGTGAGGTTGCCGGAGCGCCGACCGAAGACCGGCTCCTCCATGTAGCCCTGGTGGCGGTAGATGGAGAGCATCGCGTCCCACGCCTGCATCCACTCGGGCTCGGTCTTGAGCCACGTCTCGTGGAAGTGGCGGACCTCCTTCGAGGTCATGTGCAGGTACGGCATCTCGCCGTTGTCGGCCTCGGTCGAGGTCAGCACCTGCCAGACCGTCATCGGGTCGGCCCAGTAGATCGAGGCGTAGCGGAACGTCTTCATGACGTCGCGCATCGCCTTCGCCATGCCGCCCGGCGGCTTGCGGTAGAGGCTGTAGCCCTCGGGTCCCCAGCCGTCCGCCGCCTTGAACTTGTCCCCGAAGACCTGGTACGCCAGCGTGTTGTGCGGGTCCTTCCCCTCGCTGAAGCACTCGAGCAGGAGCGGGATCTTCCAGTAGCTCGCCGTGATGCGGAGGTGCGCTTGGTCGAGGTCCGCGCCGACGAGAAGGTGGCCGGGCTGCGCCGCGAACAGGGTCTTGAGCTTGCCCTGCCCCTTCCGGCTGCCGATGTTCTGGAGGTTGGGCCCGCTGCTCGAGAGCCGCCCAGGCGCCGTGACGTGGGCGTTCCACGTCGAGCGCACGCGCCCGTCGTGGTGCCAGATGATCCCCTTCTTCGGGTCGTGCGCCGTGAGGTTCAGCGGCAGGAGCACGGTGCCGAGGATCTTGTTCTTCTCGCGCCGGTACAGGCGCAGCTCGCGGATGAAGTCTTCCTGCGGCTTCGTCAGCCGGCCGCCCGCGAGATGGCCGCGCAGCACCTTGTCGCCGGTGCCCGGCATGCCGGACTCGGTGTAGAAGTCGCGCGCCTCCATGTTCGGTGGGATGCCCAGCTTCCAGTTCTCGTAGAGCAGGTCGCGGATCTGGTCAGCGCTGCCGGGCCGGATGCCCTCGACGTCCGCGTCGTCGCTGGCGCCCGCGCTCTTCATGTCGAGCCGCGCGACACCGACTGCCTGCGCGAGCGTCGTGAGGTTCTTCTCACGCTTCTCGACGCTGGCCCGCGTCTCGATCTCCATCTTGAAGCGCGCCTCCTGGTCGACGTAGACGCCGATCTTGTGGAGGCTCACGCACATCTCCTGCGTGGCATGGTCGACCTCGTGCAGGTCCCAGCGCCGGCTCTCCCAGCCCGGCGGCCGGAGCTCCTCGTTCAGGTCGCGGAACGCGCCGGCCTCTTCCGCGGCGTCGAGCAGCGGCACGACGATGCGCGCGTTCACGCTGCTGTCGGTGCAGTTGTAGGCGAGGCGGTCCCAGTCGTCGACCTTGCCGTGCGCGAGGCTCTCGCCCTTCTCCGTGGTCTCCCAGCGGTCCACGTCGGTGAGCACCGAGCCCACCGTCTTCAGTCCCTTGGGCAGGTCAGGCGCCCGGAAGCGCGCCGCGAACAGCGTGTCGATGATGGGCTTCGGCGTCACGCCGAGCCACTGCTCGACGACCTGCCGGTCGTAGTAGCCGGCGTTGTGCCCCACCTTGACCTTCGTCGGGTCGAGGAAGAACTCGCGCAGGATGTCGTGGATCTCGGCCTCGTCCTCGGCCGAGTAGAAGCGCGTGAACCCGTCGCCCGACAGGATGTTGAGCCCCACCACACCGCAGCGCAGCGCCTCGATCTGGCCCTCGCGCAGTGCCCGCCCCTCGTAGTTGAGGTCGGGGTGTGCGATGGCGATGGACCGCACCTGACACGTCAGCGCCTCGATGCCGTCCGTCTCGAGGTCGTAGGCCCAGAACGGCGCGCTGATGTTCGAGAGGAAGCGGCGCAGCTCGTCTGGCGTCGGGTTGAAGTAGCGCACCGGCTCGGTCCACCGGAGCTGACCCGCGAACCAGCGCAGCGCCTTCGAGAGGTCCGCCACCATCGTGGCACGCCAGCCTGGGCTCTTCTGGACGAAGCCGGGGTGCAGGGTGGGGAACACCTTGCGTACCGCTCCGTCGGGCTTCTGCTCGCCCGCCAGCGGCGTCTGCATGAGGGCCTGATAGTGCTCGTCCACCCACACCGGACCACCGCGCAGCGCGAACACCGACTGCGCTTTCGCCGTCAGGGCGTTGGCCGCGGCACGGCCCAGCGTGATGATGTTCTCGTAACGACTTGTCTCTTCGAGGAGCCTGGGTCGGCAGCACGAGATAGGATCGGGGATGAGGGGTTGCGCTTGTGCGAGACGCCGACGGTTCTCCTTGTCGAGAGCCTTGGTCAGCTTCTCCCACGCGTTCTTGTCCGTGCCGGCCGAGCACGCGACGACGTGCGTCAGGTCGACGTCGGAGCGCTTCTTCCCGGCGGCGAGCAGCGCGAGGTTCCACTCGCCCCCGCTGCGCCCGGACAGAGGACGGCCGAAGCCGACCTCGTCGTGGCTCGGCATCTCGGCGACGGCGATGACCGTCGCGCCGTCATGCAACTCAGGTGCAACAGGCTGCCAGTGGCCTGAACGGAACGTGCCGTTCGGCCCCAGCGGGCACTCGTTGCAACGGGCGCCGCAGGTTCGTGGGTCGTAGCTCACGGGACCACCTTCGGTGGGTAGAAGACGGCGACCGCAGACGGGAACGGCGCACCGCTCGTGGCGTCCCCGAACTTCAGCCGACCGCGGATGAACGTCACCTTCGCCATCGGGATGATGTAGTCGTGCCACCACGCCGTGTCCGTGCGCGCAGGAAGCAGGCAGACGACGGTCGCGCCGGCCCGGCTCTCCCGATACGCCTTCGCCACCCAGCGCCCGATCTCTCGGCCGTAGGGTGGGTTCATCCAGCACACGTCCTGGCCCCAGTCTTGCGCCAGCCCGTTGTCTTCGCGCGTGAAGTACCGAGCGCACTTCGCGTTGTCGGCGTCCGCGCACACGTCAAGCGTGAACCGGAAGATCTCGTTCCACTGGTCGAAGAACGCCTGAGGCGTCGCCCACTGGTCCGTGGCCGAGGAGAACATGAGGTCGGTGTTCATGGAGCCCCGGTATCCTTACCGGAGCGTCATGGCAAGAGACTACTTCGAGCCGAAGCGCTGCTTCAGCATGTACAGGTCCTTGATGTTCTTCGTGGACAGGTCGCTCACGAAGTTGCTGAGGCCCGCCGGGTAGGGGCACTCGCCGCTCTCGAGGATGAGCTCGTTGGTGCTCTCGCAGCACTGGATGACGTACTCGGCGATGGCGACCGCGCTCTGGCCCGCGGTGAGCTGCTCGACCTTCGGCGCCGCAGCGGCCCACGCCTTCACGGGGTCGAGCTTGTCGCTGCCGTAGTGCGCCGCGATGATCTCCGCGAGCGCGTCGATCTGCCCCGCCTTCTCCTGGTACAGGCCCGCGAACAGGCTGTGGTCGCCGTAGAACGACGGACCACGGGCCTGCCAGTGCAGGGTCCAGTAGAGGTGGTGCGCGGCCCGAAGGTCGGCCCACAGGTTCAGCAGCGTGGAGAGCAGCATCGTGTGCCTCTGTCCTGCCGATGGTATCACTGAATCGGGCCGCCTGCGACCCATGCGCGGCAGGTTCGGCTCGCGGCGCACTTGAAGTCGAACATCTTGCAGTAGCCGAGCTCGGTCTGCACCTCGGCGTCGTAGCCGTCCGCCTCGCCCTGGCTGAGCCCGACCCGGATGCACTCCTTCATCGCGGGCGTCACGACGAACACCGCGCAGTTGCCGCACAGCATCGTCCGCGCCTGCTCGAGGCTCGTGCCCCAGGTGTCCGCGAGCTTCTGCCAGAACTCGTCGTTCGGCTCTCCCGGGTTCGGCGGCCCGTACATCGCGTTGTCGATGGCCTTCTGCCGATTCTTGAGGTTGGTCTTGATGTCCTGCGTGGCGATGGGGCAGGACTCGCCCGCCTTCGCGGCGCTCGCGTCTGCCTCACGGGCGCCGCGCTTCATCTCCGCCATCTGCGAGTAGTAGTCCTCCGCCACGTCGACCTCCAGACGGTCGACGTTACCACAAACGAAGACGCCCCGCCACGAGGGCGGGGCCGAGCTTACGTTCTCGCCAGCACTGAACCCGTTGCCGGGGGCTGGGTCTACGATCCCCTCGTCAGGGGCTGATCAGCGAACGACGCCGACCGCGGGGGGCGGCGGCAGGCGCAGACCGCCGGCGGGAGCCGGGGCCACGGTGCTGACCGGCGTGCCGGCCGCGGCGGAGGGAGCCGCGGGGATGGCGCCCGGGACGGACGGACGGGTGCCGGCGTCACGGGACACGGGCTTGGAGCCCGAGGCAACCGCCTTCTCGTACTGCTCCTTCGTGAGGAACTTGTTGATGCGGGCGTAGGAGCCCTGCACGCCCTGCTGGCCGGGCACGAACTCGACGAACGCCTTGCGGCCGCCGTTGCTCTCGGACACGAACCACGCGTCGGAGATCTCGTTGTTCTCGATCTCCTCGGCCGTGAAGCCGAAGCTCGAGAGGATGGTCTTCATGGCGGCGAGGCGGCCGTTGAAGGACTTCTTCTCGAGGCCCTCGACCGGGAGGTGGAGGAACTCGAACATCTTGAAGCCGTTCGGGAACTCGACGTGGAAGCGACGGGCGTCCGCCTTGTCGCCGGCCTTCTGCTCGATCTGGAGGCCGGAGACCTCGTAGTAGCCGGCCTCGGGCTGGGAAGAACCGAGGGTGGAGACGCCCTTGAAGCTGGCGCCGTTGATGCTGAAGGACATGCTGTACCTCACTGACGGTGGTCTTGACGTTGATGATGCCAGAGGATCAGGTTGCGGAAGGGGGCGGCACTGGCACGCCTCCACCCTTCTTGGCCTCTTCCTTGGGCGCGAGGTCGAAGAGGTTCCTCGCCTTGCGCTTCATGAAGGTAGCCCGGGCAATACCGTCTTGGCAAGCCCAACGGAGATGAATCTGCGAAGTCCCGTCGCTGAAGCGGGGGTGCGTGGCCGCGATCTTCTCGATGCTACCGCGCACATCGCCGGTCTCAAAAATCTTCTGAGCCAGCTCTTCGGCCACGTCGTCCTGCCACTCGAGCCCGGGCACGCGAGCCGGGACGTAGCCGCCCGCCGACGCACGCAGGATCTCGCGCAGGTTGCCCGGGGTCTTCGCCCAGCACACGCCCGTCCGGTCGCCCGTCACCCACTCGGGGTTCGTGGGGTCGCAGAAGTAGGTGCCCGGAAACCAGGGGTCCGGGTAAGTCGGGTCGACCATCGCGCGCACGTTGATGTCGCACCACGACGGGAGGATCTCGGTCTGCTTCCTCGAGCCCAGGCTCGGGCCGCCCGGCTGGAAGAAGCCGTCGCTGTCCGTCCCCGGGGGGCGCTCGTGGAACGTGAAGATGAGGTGCACGCCCATGTGGCGGGCGAGGCCCGACATCGCCAGCAGGTACTTGTTGAGCTGCTGGTAGGCGTAGAACTTGTCCTTCTTCCCGCTCTTGCCGAGCGGCGCTTCCTCGTGCCAGACGGCGAGGCTGCGGTCGCAGATGTGGCTCGCGTCGTCGATGAACACGGCGCCGTACTGCTTCGCCATCCCACTGCGCGACAGGTAGTCGAGGAGCCCCACGAGCTCCGGCAGGGTCTGCGGCGGCTCGGGGTGGATGGCGGGGGTGAACCCCAGCTCGTTCTCGGCGACGAGCGCAATGGCGCTCGGCACACCGATGCAGAGCGCGGTCGGGAACGCGGCCAGCACGTCGCTGGTCTTCTTCTTCTTGGGTTTCCCGTACACGGTGATCATCACCGACGGGTGCTGCGTTTCGCTCATGTGGTGGTCTCCGGCCCGTTGATCCACCCCGTCGTAGGGCCACAGACGACGAGGCGCACCCTCAAGCCCGAGGGCCGAGGGAGCAGAGGTTGAGCCCGGCACAGGCTCCGTACCGTCCATAACACGAGAGCTCGTTCTGGGCCTTCGGCCACTCCCACGGATCGGTCGTGAGGTCGAGCTGCGCGATCTGGTGCTCCGCCCACCACAGCCACTTCGCGTAGCCGGCGTCGCGGTGGGGCGTCGAGGGGACCTGCTCACGCACGACCTTGCCGGGCTGGGTCGAGCTGATGAGGTTGAGCGAGACGCCGCCGAACGCCTCGCCGTAGAGCTGCTTGCCCATGATGCGGAACGCCGCGAAGCCGCCGTCGATGGCGTAGGCTTCGGCGCTGCTCTTGCCGTTCACGCTGGCCTGGTGCTTGTGGTCCCAGATGTAGTAGCGACCGGACTTGTCGCGTGTTACGAGGTCAATGCGGCGAGTGAGCGTGATCGGACGCCCATGTTCTCGGTGGTCGGGCATGTGCAGCGGCGTCACCTCGATGCAGGCACCATCAAGGCTCCGCCACTCGCCGCCCCTCTCTTCCCCGACCCACAGACCCCACTGCCCGCGCAGGGTGCCTAGCACCGCGGTGACCGGGGCCTCGACAGCGATGACGTCGCCGGGGCTCTCGGGGAACTTCGCGAGGTAGGCGCGGAACACCTTGAACATCTGCGGCAGCAGCTCGTGGCTGCCGTACTTGTCGCACCACGCCTGCGCCGCGTCCTCGGGGTCCATGAACACGCTGGGGTCGTGGTACATGGTCTCGTCGACCATCACGCCCTGGGGCTGCCCTGCGCCCCAGATGGCGTGCAGATGCGCCTGGAGCGTGTGCCCGATGGACCCCTTGGCGAGCGCCTCGATGGGCGGCGCGAGGTTCGTGCCGTCGATGCGGTAGAGGTAGGCGAAGAGCTGGGGGCACTTCGCGAAGTTGCCGATGCGGCTCCAGCCGCGGCTCGACTTGCCGGCGTCGATGAGCATCTTCATGGCTTCTCCTTCTTGGTGAGGCCCAGGCCCACATGCAAGTTGCGGATGACGGCACGGTAGGCGTCGGCGACAGCGGGAGTGCAGCGCGGCCCGTAGTTCAGGCCGGGCGCGTTGCCGTATCGCTCGTACTGCGCGCGCCAGCACTTGCCGGCCGCCGTGCAGCGAGGGTCAGCACACAATGTCAGCATGGCCTAGTCCTCCTCGTCCATGACGAACAGCTTGCCGACCACGTCGTCCACGAGGGACTCGCGGTCTTCCATGCCGAGCAGCTTCTCGCCCATGCCGTCGAGCTCGTCCGCCTCGAGGAACTGCTCGATGGGACCGAACTTGTCGGTGAGGATCTCGACGACGCGCTCGTCGTAGGTCGCAGACGCGACGACAACCTTCAGCAGCGTGGCCCGTCCGCCATGCCGGTCGAACCGGCCACGCCACTGAAGGAAGTCACCGGGCTTCCACGGAAGCATGGCGAAGATCGCGAGGTCGGCGGTCTGCATCCCGTCCACTGCGATCCCGAAGGCTTGGCCGGTCCCCACCAAACAGCAGGGACCGGCGCTGCTTCGGAACCCGTCGATCATATCGTTGCGCTCCGGCTCGCTTACGCCGCCGTGCCCAACCCAGACCGTCGCGTTCTTCACCTCGTCGCTGGCGCTCACGACCTTGCGGATCGCGTCGCCCCAGCGCTCGGCTTCCCGGCGGCGTGCAGTGAACACGATGACCTTGCCCCCGCCCTTCAGCCCTTCAAGGACCTCGGCGACGACGTAGCTGCGCTTCCGACTGCTCGCCTCCGCGAGACGCGCCTCAATGAGACGTTCCCGCGCCGGCACATCTTCATACTCACCTCGGGCCTGTCGCGCAAGCTGTTTGATGGCTTGATCGAAGGTCTGTGCGTCATCGTAGCGCTCCGGCTTGTCCTGCGCGGAGACCGGCAGGTAGACGACCTGGATGCGCGTCGGGGGCAGGCTCGAGTGGCTCTCGGTGTAGGGCACCTCGTGCGTGAAGAACGAGCAGCGGGCGCGGAGCTCCTCGATGTTGCTGCTGCCCTTGTCGTCGATGCCGCCGTAGGGGTTCGGCACCGCGTCGCAGTAGCGCTCCGCGAAGCGCCGGTAGCTGTGCGCGAAGCCGCCCGGGGTGAGCAGGTCGAGCTGCGCCCAGAGGCGCTTGGGGCGCCCGTCGTCGAGCGGCGTGGCGGTGAGGCCCACACGCAGGCTCAGGCTCGGCAGCCGGCTGATGTCCATGATGGCGACCGACCACGCGTCCTTGTCGCCGCTGGCGGTCTGGCGGCGGGTGAAGCCGACCTTGCCGTCCTTCTCCTGCACGGCCTTCCAGCGCTTGCTCTGCCCGTGGATGTGCAGCTCGTCGAGGATGAGGACCTCGGGGCTGAGGTTCATCACGAACTCGGCGTTGTCGTTGAGGCTCTCGGCCCCGACGATGATGAACCGGCGCTGGCGCGTCTCGGCGCAGTGCGCCTCGTACTGCTGCCACGTCATGTCCTTCTTGCGCCGCTCGCTCTCAGGGATGAGGCGCCACGGCAGGATGTTCGTGTACTGCTGGACCTGCGTCCACCAGACGTGGCGGGCTTTGGCCGGGCAGATGACGAGGACGGTGCCCTCGCGCGTCAGCGCGTCGATGAGCGCGCCCACGGTCTTGCCGCTG